TTCACTAACCATAAATCTATAGTCGTTCTTAAAGTCACCAGCGGCATTTTTAAAGTGTAATCCAACCGGAGCATTCTCACCATTACGTTCTTGACGCTTTACACTTATCTCTGCATTTTCTTTGTACTCACCAATGTTAAGCAATATCTTTAGTTTTGCCAAGTTAGGCATACCAAATGTGCCAATGTAGTCTGCAACAGGTGATGCAAACTTTGCTTGTAACACAACACTTTTGTCTTCAGCAAGACCATCTACAGACGTTTCAGTGTCTGTTCCTGTAATCTTAATTAGGTCAATACAACCTAAGTCATAGCTGTGTTCAACTAAATCTAGTAAGTAGTCTCTCATTCTTCTCTCCATAATTGATTAATTGCTGCAAGGTTTTGTCCACCTCTAATGCTTGTTAGTTCACCTGGCTTCTTTAGCTCTAACCAACTAACACACCAGTTTATTTCTTTTTCACCATCGTAGCTAGAAACAATTTCAAAACCAATCGATTTACAGAACTGTTTAAGTGTGTTTCCATTAGTATAACTATACTGCATTTCATCTACTTTGTCAACTGCTTTTGGATAATTACAATTGTTATAGGTAAAAAGCAACACGCCTCCGGGACGTAGTAAACCAAAGGCAGCCTGAACGTAACGTTCTATTATACTTTGTGGTTTATAGTTAAACCAATCAACCGAAACTATAAAGCCAAACTGATTCTTTGGAAATGCCTGTAGTGGGTTGTCAACGTTATCGTCAAGTACGTAGTATCTTAGTCGTCTCTGATATAGGTTGTTCCATATTTTTTTAATTTTATCAAATCTATTTTCATTGTTATCAGCAAGATACAATGGGTCAAGAGCTACAATGTTCTTTGTCAACTCGCCTGTAATTGGACCGATTTCCATACCTGGCCATTTAAAGTTCACGTATTTTAACATTGCTCCAACAAATTTTTTCTTTGTCTCTGATGGTTCCTGTTCAGCATAAGGAGGAGTGATAAACAAACCTCCATAGTTGTAACTGTGTTCTTTAGTCTCCAATGATTTGTTTTGGTCAACTATTGTAATTTCCTCACTCTTTGCATGATAATCTGGCTCTAGGTCAGATATCATACTGTTTAACTCTTTTATGAATCTATTTAGATCATTGTACAACAGAGACAAATTTTTTAATATATCTTGTTGAGTATTAAACATATTTTGTTTAATATTGTTAATATCAAGACTCTCAAAATTAACTGTTGAATTAAATTTTGTTAGCTTTTGAAAAATTGGTCTTTCAATATTATAATCATCATTGCTAGATACAGTTCTTTCAAGTATATTACGGTATTTTACTAATTCTCTTAATTTCATCATTCAAACTCAAATAGTGTGTTAAAGGTGTTGGTTGTATCTGTTTCGCTTGCTAGGTTCCAATCAAGTACTCCTAATAGATTACTGATCTTCTGGTCCACAACAGTTGCTTCCATCAGTGCATCATCAAAAGGCAGTTCTTTAAACCACTGCGGAATGTGCATTTCATCTGTTGGATAGCCAATTGATGTCCAGTTTAGTGGGTTGGATTTCAGTTTGCAAACAATAGTTTTCATACCATCTACAATGCTTTGACTGTAGTTGTCTGAATTCATTTTCTTCATGTTGTTCCAGTTAAGTGCGGCTCGAACATGTCCGGGCATGTTTGCTCTGCCTTCTTGCTCTTCACGTTTGCCATACATTGTGAGGTTGTTTACACGTTTAGGAGATCCTTTTTCCCAAGCAGGACGTTCCTTGAAATCTATCTTGAATGCTTTGATCATATCAATTATTTCTTGCCGTTCAGCACCAGCAAGCACTCTTACCAGTAATGTCATCAAAAAGTCTTGTATCACCTTAGGCGTATCACTGCGTTTCAAGTCCAAACCCATTGCTTTGATCTTGCCTTGTTTGCCTGCAACATCAAGACGTTTGCCTTCGTTGTCAAAGATGTTGATTGCATAACGTTTCTTTGTGATAAACAATCCTCTGTCAGCAATGCTTTCTCTACCACCTTTGATAATAAGTCCGTTGTCTCTCGGCACATGAAACGCCTGTTCCATAAACGCAGGCCAACTGTCGTTCAGTTGATCACTTATAGCATCATAAAGTTGTATACAAATTTCTTTGTTCCACTCCATGTTGCCTGCATCAATATCCTTCTTGAGTATTGGATATGCACTGAAGTACACACTATCTGTATCACCATAAATTACAGCATCACCTATGTGATCATATTTGCCAGTGATTGCTTCGTTAACAAATGCATCCATGTGATGTGCAATTGCTCTACCTGTAAGTGTAGTTGATTGTCCGATGCGTTTGTCAAAGAATCTACAACCTGGATTGAGAATAGCACCATACAAACTGTTCAAATTAATCTTTTTAACCAACTGTCGCTTGTCTAAAAATTCTATTTCACCTGGGTCGGTTGCTTGTCTAAGATTTGCCTGTATCTCTTGTCGCTCTCTATACCAACGTGCAAGCAATCCAGGAACAATACCTTCTTTTTCATATGTAAAGATAGTACCATTTGCACTGAGCATCCAAGGTTGATTGCTATCAAAGATCAGTTTCCAGATCTCTGCGGCACTGTGTACACTCTCCTCACCGTTTTCCCAGTCAATGGTAATCTCTGTGCCACGTTCCTGTTTCATAACCGCAGTGTATTCCAGTGTGCCAAACAAGCCTTCCCAAGCCATAGCAAACGAGCTCTTGTTGTTTATCTTGTTCTTTATGTATTGGTCAGTCATTATAGGACGCAGTTGTCCTATGATAGTTTCACCAGCCATGTTAAGTGCTCTAATAGCACTTGGATACAAACTGTTGATATCAATAGCACCAATCCATTCATGTATGCCTTTTTTAGGATATGCAACATATGCACCAGCCGCTTGTGTATCTTCATCAGTGAGTCTTTGACGTCTGTTTGGAACAACCAAGCCTTGTTCATGTGCTTCATTTATAATTGCTTGTTCTGTAACTGCAACTGCACCCATTGTTGTTTGTAGTAACACAGTATTTGCATGTGCTAGTTCGTTTGCCAATGCAAGAAAACGCAGTTTCTTATCTAGTTTATCCAGTAGTGCAGTATCTTGTCTTGAATACTCTATAAACGTTTCAAAGTTTTGATTGTACAGTTGATCCAATGTACCTTCATAAGCAGTTTTCTTCTCATCAAGTTCATGTTCACCAATGGCATCCAAACTATAACTGTGACGCTCTTCGTATGTGTACTTTCTATAAAGTTGCATATAGTCCATATGCACTCTGCCGATGGTGTCAAACGTGATGTTCTCTGATCCAAAACGTTCAAATGTACGTTTCTTGGGCACTTGCCCCCACAAACAAAAACGTCTTGTATCATCCTTGCTCAATATTCTTGCAGTTCTGTTCACAAGATAAGGTATATCATAACCCTCACTGTTCCAGCCACTGATGATATCTGCATCTTCAATCAAGTCTAAAAATGCCACAATCAGATCTTCTTCACGTTCAAACAACATGGTATTGGGAAACTTGTTGCATATCTCTTGTGCGGTCTCCCAACTCAATGTCTTGGGAGGTAACACCAGTGTAACCAACTGCTCCAACCACTGTAGATGTACACTAATAGCAGTCACAGGATTAAATGGATCAGCAACACTACTATAGCCTCTCACAGGATCAAAGTCAGTCTCGATATCAAAGAATGCAGTTTGCAGTGTTGGTGCGTTTTGGTCTTTGTAGTTTTCTTCAAAGCATCTAAACACAGGATTGATATCTGATTCAAATATGTCTTTGCCAGATTGCATACGAAGTTCCTTGCGAAACTCTTTGTTGTTACGTGTGGAGAATCTACTAACAGGATTACCATAGATGCTTTTGTATTTGCCTCTTGGGTCTGCATAATAGAAACAATATGATGCAGGATACTCACGATATATCCTTTCACCATTGATACGTTCTACAACGTGTATTCGATCTTTCTCTCTGTCAAACAGTGCATCAACATAACTCAATTAAAGTGTCCGTCCAGCAGTTGTTAATATTTCTTCAAGCAGTTCTTGATCTTCTTTTTCTGCAGTGTAACTTGCTTTGTGTGCAATACGTATTGCTTTCTTAAGCACACTTGGTTTGATCTGTAGCTCTTCAGCAATTGCTTTTACTGTATCGCTTAGTCCTTCGTTTAGTGCTTCTACTTCGCTCATTACACCCATACCTTCGTTGATAATCTGTGTAAGTTTTGCTTTTTGTGCTGAGTCAAATTGGGTTGTCATGTAAATACTCCTTTGTATAACATATTATAGTATGTTTATTGGTTATTGTCAAGTATTTTATTCACTGTATTTAGATTATGGACAACACAGGTGTCAAAAAACTTGTTTGAGTAGATATGGTACTGATTATAGTTACTACTTTCTTCTGTTGCTTTAAACAGATCATGAGCCGACCAAGTAGATAGTTCTGTAATCAAGTTAATCATGCTTTCAAGTCTTGAAATATTGCCATGATCTTGGTCAAAGTCAGTATTAAATTTATAATCAAACTCAAAGCCGACATCTGTTAATGCTTTATAAGTTTCAAATTGTCCAACAGGAATAAATCCAGTTGCTCCAACTAAGCACTTTAATGTTTTTTCTGTTATAAACGGACCAGGGTATGTATAGTGCCCAAATTCATCTTGCATGTAACTATAGTGAAAACTTTCATTTGTAAAGTGTATGGCACACTTTTGATAAACATCAGTCCATGGATTAGAAGTATAATATTGATGATTCTGAAATATTGTATGTGTATCTTCTAGGTCAATTGTCTTTCCATAATATTTGCTATAAAATGTATTATGTAGTTTGTCTAACATTTTATTACCTGTTTTAAGCTCGGCACATTCGCCTTTCCAAGTTGACAATTTCATTATACTGTTAGTGTGTAGTTCTAGCAGTGCAGTTGTTACTAGAAGTTTGCTTTGTGTTATACGATTGCAAATTGCACTAAACTGATGGGCGATTTGTTTACCAACAGGCTGTGGATGCCATTTTTTTATAAGTTCTACTTGTTGATGCCACCAATAAAACTTATGAATGGTTACGTTCCTAGGCAAGGGTGTATCGTAATGATCGCAATCAGTTAACACAATAATAGGTGCTTCAATCTGCTTTGCTTGATCCCACAGCCATTTTAGATCAACTGCTTCGAGATGAAAACTAACTACGTATAAGTTATACCCTTGTGGTAACAAGGTTTCCTGTTTTGATGGCCACCTAAGCCATAAGTCACACCATGTATGCTTGCCAAGTTCATGCAGCCATTCCATCTTGCTAATATTACAACTAGTACCAATACCTCCCCATGGATCTGGATGTAACATTATATCTTTCATACACTTACCTTTTATATTAATGGCACTTCTAAAACCAGGGTAGCGATAACTTGGTTCTAGGGCAGTTCCCTCCCTAGCCTAAGAATTGGTCCTAAGGCTATTCTGTTTGTTGATACTGCATTGTTACTCTCCAAGCAGTACCGTCTGCAAATTCATCTCTATTAAATTGACTGTGTGCTATATGTTCTAACATTTCCTGTCTATCAAAATTGGTTTGATTTTGCCAATGTTGTACTGCACTTTCTCCTAGTATTTCAATTGGCTTACCAAGGCATAGTGCTTCTACTGCTGCCATACTATGATGTGTAATTACCTTACGTGCTCCACGTATGAGTGGCAGTATGTCACGAAAACGTTGTTGTCTACTTGCTCTTCCTCCGGGTTTGTCTCTAACTACACAGTATGTATCCTGGTTATGATAGTGTTGTAAAGTTTGT